CCAAGCCAAAATTAAACTTGCAGAACTTGAAGCCGCCGCCAAACTTGCGTTTGGTTCAGGTAGGCAAGCCGACATTGACGCCTATGAACAAAAAGCCCTTGACTTTGTTACGGCCTTAGCGGCGATCGCTGGCGGTATGAGTGACATTTCGTCCAAAGAAATTTTGATCCGTTTCAAAACTCAGGGTCCAGCAGCTGCTATCGAGTTGGCTCAATGGATCGCCCGAGGTGCCGAATATGGCGGTCTCAGCCCAGTGGACGCTCTTAACCTTGCCGGTATCTCTACCTTGCCCCCACGAGCCCTTGGTGGTCCAGTAATGGGCGGTAGTTCTTATCTTGTGGGCGAGCAGGGAGCAGAGATTTTTACCCCTTCCACGTCTGGAAACATCACACCAAACCACGCTTTAGGCGGCGGTGGCACCATCAACATCACGGTCACTTCAGCTGATCCGAATGAGGTTGTTCGAGCGTTGCAAACTTATGTCCGCCAGTCGGGCCCTGTGCCTGTCAACACTCGGACCATGTAATGACAAAACTCACTTGGCGTATTAACAAAGGCACAGGTGGAGGTGCCGTTGACATTACCGACAAAGTTTTGTCTATGAATTTTAGTTTTGGACGAGAAAAATATCTTGACACTTACTCAGGCAAATTCCTCAATCTGACGATTAACAACGCTTCCGATTATGCGTCAACGATCGCTTATGGAACCACCATTGACGTTCAAATTTTGAATAGCAGTGGTGTAGTCCGAGGGAACTTTAATTTTTGGGTTCAAGAAATTAACTACAACGACGCACCGGGCGGTGTTGGATTAAACACGGCAACCCTTATTTGTGCGGACTGGTTGAGTCGAGCGGGACGAGTCCAAGCGACTTCGTATGTCATACCGCAAAACACGGTGTATGAACAATGCCTTGATTTCAATGCTAGCGCAGGTGGTCCACTCCCAACCGATCTAGAATTTTTTGGTTTAGGTGGCAGTAGTACTTCAATCGGTTCAGCAATTACTTATACAGGCACAGTTTCTAACTATGTAAATTTGGCTGTCACAACTGAACGCGGTTTTTTGGTTGCTTATGATAACAATTTGTTTATTCGTAGCAGAAATTTGATTAGTGGTACTTCCCCAGCAACAATTCAATTAGGTCGGACTGCTACCGCTACACAAATCGGTTACCAGTCTTTTGATCGAATCCAGAACGGCTTGCAATTCATCAACAATGCGACCATTACCAGTACTGGTGTAGCAGACCAAACGGTGTCAAATGCTAGTTCCGTTTCCACTTATGGCAGTTCTTTTTATTCCAGTCAAACCGTTGACTATGACGCCACTCAAGCAAACGGGAACGCCAGTTGGATTGCAAACACTTTGAGTGACCCTGCGTCGCTAAGGTTCAGTTGTTCTTTTAGCGATGTAGCGCAAAACCAAACCGCTTTAGACGATCTAATTTCTTCAATGTTTTATATTATCTCAAATAACAGGATTTTGACTTTGAACTACACGCCCCCCGGTGGTGTAAGTACAGCGATCAATGTTGTTATCGAGGGTTATTCATTCAACGTGACACCGCAACAAACAACAGTCACTTTTGATATGAGCCCGTTGCAGTATTACCAATTCTTTACACTTGACTCAACTTTTCTAGGTATTTTGGACACCAGCCGTTTAGGTTGGTAAAGGAGAAAATATGGCTATCAACCCAAACACAGACTTTTCGTCAGGTGCCGTTCTGACAGCTGCACAGCAGAACCGTTTTCCTCGTGGGGTCATGGCTCGAAATGAAGTAACAGCGAATGACGCCACAATCACGGTCGAGGAAACGCAGATCACGGGCTCATCATTTACCGCCGTAGCAAACCGTTACTATCGAATTACCTATTACGAACCACAGATAGGGTTGCCTGCAACAGCAGGCGCTTTTGCTATTGCAAGAATTAGACTCACTAACCTTACCGGGACACAACTGCAACTAGGAATCGTACAAAATGCGCCTGCTACAGGAGTAAGTTACAGCCAGCCAACTGTTTGGGTTGGGACACTTACAGCAGGTTCAACCGTCATCGTAGGAACCCTTGCATGCTCAAGCGGAACGGCCACTGCGACCCGTAGCGCCACACAACCCGCACAACTTACCGTGGAAGATATTGGGCCAGCCTGATGAAAAGCCTGATTGTCGCCGCCGCTCTTATTATTGCAATGACTTTCGTAATCACCTCATGCAACGACAGAACCCGTGAAACCTGTGTCAACCAACCAACAGCCCCAAGGTGCAACCCATGAAACGCCTTAGCAATTCCGAGATTAAAGCTCGACTTATTCTTATCGTCGGTATCGCGTTAGCGGTCGCGTTCCTAGGTTCTACCGCCGCTCTTTTATATGGCTTGTTGTTTGTGGTGCAACCGTTAGACGTTTCACCCAATGACGAAAGCGCGTGGTCGCTACTCAGCCCCATGATGCTGTTCCTCACTGGCGCACTATCAGGTATCCTCGCCTCAAACGGCCTCAAAGATAAGGACCAAAAAGATGACTAGCAGACCGTACACAGGCAACAAAGACGGCAACCACCCGACAGAACGACCCGGCACGAAACGGTTTGTCGACTATATGGAATACCTTTTCGGCATGAAATCGTTGGGCATCTACGCCAACCGACCAATGCGCGGATCAGCCAACCTCAGTGTTCATGCAACGTGGAGGGCCGTAGACCTCAAAGGCAAAGGCACGCCCAAACAGAACGCGGACGCCCGTAAAGCCATGGTTGAATTTCTGTTTACTCACCGCGACATTTTGGGCATAGAAGAAATCCATTGCTACGACGGCGTAGGTTGCCCGATCCCAAACCTGACCAAATATGGCGGTGGCTACCGATGCGACCGCGACGCTTGGAAGGCTTGGACCCCACAAAAGAACGCAGGCACCCCGATGGGCGATTGGACCCACGTAGAAATTTCTCCCACAATGGCAGATTCTGCGACCCTAGTGGATAAGGCTTTTGCCAAAATCTTTGCGTAGTGCCTTGACATTCGGCTTGGGAGTCGGTCAAATGACTGGCAACCAAGTGCGTCCCCCGATAGGTGGACCCCGACCGCAGGAGGAAAGCAATGCAACAATCCCTTTTTGACGTTCTCGTGGAAACACCCGAGATGCTTAAATATGAAGCCTTTAAACAGGCAAACCCGTGGGTTATGCCAACCCTCACCAAAATGTGCTATCAGCTAATGCACCGCGGATATACCCATTACGGCATTGCCGCCCTTATCGAAGTCTTGCGCTACGAACACGCCATCACAAATGACCCCAGTAGCGAATTCAAATTTAACAACAACTATCGCGCTTTTATGGCCCGAGAGATTATGCAAAAACCAATGCTGGAGGGATTCTTCAGCACCCGCAAATCCGTTGCGGACCTATCAGAGGACTACTAAATGAATCTTAAACGACTAGCAATAATCAGCATTACGACCTATGCCCTGTGTGCTTTATGGGCAATCACTGGCGTACAAGGCAACACAGAACCCCTTCAGACTCTCCCTGTGCCCTCAACGGTCACGCTTGGGATGTTGACACCCCAACAACTTGAAGACCGCGCTGAGGCGCTCACAGAAACAACGACCACCACGGCGGCCACTACCACAACAACAACCCAACCGTCAACGACCGTGGTATCCGTACCGTCCGAAATTAAGTGTCAAGAATGGTTCCCGACCGCAATTTCTGTCGGCTGGCCCAACAACCCTGAGACACTCGAAAAGTTGGGTCGCCTGCTCTGGAAAGAAACCCGCTGTCTCAACGTCAGTTACACCCACCCGTCGTTTAACGGCAACGACCACGGTGTTGCCCAAATCAACGAAATCCATCGCAAATATGTTGAGCAACTTTTCAATATGCCCATGGAAGAATCAATGAGCGACCCGACCCTGAACCTGCGTTTTGCCTACTTGCTTTATTCCGACATCGCTGAAGGTGGGGGCTGTGGATGGAAACCTTGGCGACTGTGCTAGACCGCTGGTGGGACCACGCCGCCTGCAAAGGCATGGACCTTGACCTGTTCATCTTTGAACCGGGCGAACGGTACTCACGCAAAAAAATCGCTGAAGCAAAAGCCGTTTGCGCGACTTGCATCGTTAGGCCGTCTTGCCTAGCCGAATCCCTCAAGTATTCGACAACACAGTTGGAGTGTTACGGCATTTGGGGGGGTCTCACATGGAAAGAACGACGCCAACTACAATCCGACAGAAACCCAGCCACACCGCTGGTGTACCGTGACGGCAAATACAGACAAATTAGGGAGCCCCGACCATGATGACCCAAATCCAAGAAATGACCGCTCTTATCACAAAAGCGGAGATCGCTATGAAGGCGGCGACTTGGGAGATTGAACGCCTTAGAGACGACGTGGCGATGCTTAGAAAGGCGCTTTTTGAGTTGGCTTATGTCGCTGAGGAGAACGGCATTTATCTGTCCAACCTCACCCGGTCAACTCAAGATGCGATCGTGGCCATGAGGCTCGGAGGTTTCAAGTGAATTGTGATATTTGTGCGTGCGGTTTCAATTCGGCTGATATGCGTATGCGTACAGAGTTACGCGGCATCTGTCTCAAATGCGCCGAAGAGTTTGGCTTCAAAGGAATGACAGTTGAGGAAACTGCCCGATGCGTAGCCATGATTCGAGTTGTTAACCAACTGAAAAACCAGACGCCTGCACAGGCCCGACACTTGAAGGACATGGAATCATGAGTTTTAACCCAGCCGACTACGCCGAAGTAGCAGAACGCCTACCACTGTTTTGGAAAGACTGCGCCCGCGGACGCATCATCACCGAAATCATCGTGGACGACGGAACAAGGATTGTGATGAAAGCGAGCCTGTTCGCCACATACGAGGATCACCATCCGACCACCACGGGTTACGCCGAGGAGATCCGTGGGTCGTCAATGGTCAACAAAACATCGGCATTGGAGAACTGTGAGACCAGCGCGATCGGTCGGGCCCTAGCCAACTATCAGTATCAGGGCTCCCGTAAGCGTGCCAGTCTTGAGGAAATGGTCAAGGTGTACCGCCAAGGGCAAGAACCACAAACGACCACTAACGCAGCTCCCGCACGAACCCAGTCGCTTGGCTCATCCAGTGAACCGCCAACCGCTAAGCAGATGGCAATGCTTCGAGCCAAGGATTACCAAGGGCAAGCACCATCTACAAAACGTGAAGCGTCCGAGATTATAGACAGGCTGATGAACGGTGGCTGACCCATCTGAAGCAGAGTTCCAAAAGGCGGTCATCACGCTCGCTAAGTTGCACCGCTGGAAAGTTATGCACACCCAGCCCGCACAAATCCGACCGGGTAGATGGATCACACCCAACACTGGCGACCAAGGATTCCCCGATCTAGTCATGGTCCACCCAACACGCGGATGCATTTATGTCGAACTGAAAGCCCCCAAAGGCGTGGTTTCTAATACGCAGTGGGAATGGATCAACACGCTGGAAGACGCAGGGTGTGAGGTCCACGTCTGGCGGCCCAAAGACTTAGAGAAGATCAGTCAACGACTTGCGTGGGGACCTGAACATGGATGACGAATTAGAGATTGCATATCGACTTATGCAGACAGAACGCAACCGCTGGCGATCCTGTGCAATCCAACTTGCTGACACGCTTTACAAGCGATTGCCAAACCTCCCAGACTTGGACGACTTCTATGAACTACTTAATGAGACAGATGAACGAAACTGACCCTCATTGACTTAATGGGTTAAGCGCGTCTAGCGTCCCATCACAACTGACACCATCAGAGCGCACAAAGGCGTTCACTAGCCCTTGAGAGACACTGAACCTCACTATGGGAACACTCGGTAACGAGGGTAGACGGTCACGCCTAGTGACCGATCAGCGTTCAAACGTACATTGCGAATGGTTGTCCACCGAACAAAACTAGACAGGCTCCCATGGGCTACTTGCCCAAAATAGTGGGGGACACAAACCACACACTCACACACGGCACGATGACACCAACCGAAGCGGTGCCCTTCCGCTTTGGGCGGTAGATCCCTTGACCTTGCCCTATGCTCTTGACATGAGCGGAAACCCAATCTACGGAACCAAACGATGGAAAGAACTTAGGGCCCAAGTCCTCGCAGAAGAACCCATCTGCCACTGGTGCCGAAAGAAACCCAGTAGCCAAGCCGATCACGTTGTCGAGTTAGCAGCCGGGGGCGACCCATACGACAGATCAGGAATAGTTGGATCTTGCGCCAGTTGCAATGCCAGACGAGGAGCGATTTTCGTCAATACCAAAACAGCCCGACGAATACAAGAACGCAACAACGCAACCAACGGAACGACCAAACCATCCGAAAAAAGAAAAACGGAAACACCGTTTTCTTTTTCAGACAAACAGTCCACCCCGAGCCCCTCCTTAAAAATACCCTCAACTAGCAGGAACCAGCAGGAACCAGCCCGAACCAGCGGTGGTTCAGCGATATCTGGCCGTATCGAGCCACGGTTGGTGACGCCTGTTCCACCGGGTGATTCGTTTGGTCCTGCCCTGACTGCTTGGGCTAAGCGCGTGCTCAATATTGAGCTCATGGAATGGCAGAAGCGCATTTGCAACGACGCCTTGACTGTGGATGCCGACGGCGATTTCGTATTCCGTGAGGCTTGTATCAGTACGGCCCGACAAAACGGCAAGAGTCTTGTGATGCGGGCGGTTGCTGGGTTTATGGCGACCGAGTATGCGGCCGCTCGGCGTGAACCTCAAACGATCGTGATTGTCGCTAACCAGAAGCGTCGAAGCATGGCCTTGTTTCGGGATGTCGTCCGCGACCTTGAAAACTTTGATTGCAAGGTCCGTTGGCAGAACGGCGACGAGCGGATCAACTTTCCAGACGGCTCATCTATTTCGGTTGTTGCGGCGTCCGCTCATGCTCACGGTATGACCGCCTCTGTTCTGCTGGTGGATGAGGTTTGGGACATTAGCCCTGAGGTCGTGTTTACTGCTTTACGGCCTTCGCAGATTGCAGTCAAAAATCCCATGATGATGCTTTTCAGCACAGCGGGCGATCAGGGAAGTACCGTTTTGCTACAACTAAGAGAACAGGGCATCGCGGCCATTGACTCGGGCCAACCGACTGCCCTGTATTTCTGCGAATTTTCACTTCCGCCGGGCGTTAGTTTGGAAGATCGCCGATATTGGGGCTGGGCGAATCCCGCCCTCGGTACGACAATAACCATGAAGGCGTTGGAGTTGGCTTTTGATTCACCAAACCGTCAAGCGTTCATTCGTGGCCACCTCAATCTGTGGGTGGATTCGACAAATTCTTATTTGCCGATCAACCTATGGAACGATCGCAAATCCGACCGACCAGCACCAGCAACCCAGTGGCTTACCATTGACTCATCGGTTGACGACTCGCGCTACGTCGGAATCTCAACCGCTTTTGATGACGGTCGCGTGATCGTGTCGGTCGCGTTTGTCGTGGAATCAGCCGCACAAATGTGGGAGGAAGTAGTGCGAATCATGCACGACCAAACCGTCAAACTTGCGGTCACCCCATCACTAGAAATTCACTGTCCCCCAGACCTACGGCGTCGAATGCAAATTGTCGGATATGCCGAACTGCTCAAATGGACTGCGGCCTGTCGCTCAATGATTATTGAGGATCGCGTCCACCACACTGGCGACATTGCACTGGCCGAACATTTCGCCCGATCGGTCGCCGTCAAAACGGGCGGGTCTATAGTTCTCAGTTCGCAGAAGAGTCCCGGACCCATAGAACTCGCCCGGTGCGCAGTGTGGGGAATCATGCTTGCGTCCAAACCAGTGCGGTCTAATAAAGCCGCTTTTGCTTTTGGCTGAGGGTACTTAACACGGACCAAAAAGTGTGAGAGACTCGCAAGTGATGGCTCTTTTCGGTAGTAAAAAAGTGAATGCGACCCCCGCGTTTGCGTCTGCTCCCGTACAAGCCGCCGCAGGTGCGGCCGCGCAGGTGGGCGAGTTCTACACATATTCTGTCGGGGAATTGCAAAGACTCGCCCTATCTGTGCCCACGATTGCGCGTTCGGTTCAGATGATTGCGTCAATGGTCGGATGCTTAGAACTCAAGCATTACACGACGCAATGGACTGGATCTGAGTACGAAGAGTTGTATTTGGAAAACGAATCGTGGATGGATCAGCCCGATCCCCGCGTGACTCGAAACTTCATTTTCTCGCAACTGGTAACCGACCTTATTTTGTGGGGTCAAGGCTTTTGGTATGTCACCTCACGGTCGTCCGCAACGGGCCGTCCGCTTTCGTTTGAATGGCTACCAGCCGCCATGGTCAGCCTTGGCGACCAGCAGACCGCCCAGCGTTTCGGACCGTCTAACGACATTATGTTTAACGGCATCCAGTTAAACACTGATGACGTGATCCAGTTCTTGGCACCGTCGCAAGGTTTGCTTTATACGGGCAACCGCGCAATTGCTACAGCGATCAAACTTCAGCAGTCCGCCGATCGTTTTGCAGTCAATGAGATTGCTGCCGGCTGGCTTCAGCAAACCGACGCATCCGAACCAATGTCAGCCGAGGACCTTTCGGAACTTGCCGCCGCGTGGCGTAATGCTCGTCAGGTAGGGGCTATTGGGGCCCTTAACAGCGTGGTCACATTTAAGGAATTTAGTAGCGACCCAAATTCCCTGCAATTAATTGAAGGCCGCCAGTTCCAAGCATTAGAACTGTCTCGAGCCACTGGTGTCCCTGCTTATTTGCTTGGTATTGGTGTACAGGGCTACACATATCAAAATGCGAGTTCTGCACGTCAGGACCTTTACCTGTTTTCAACCAAAGGCTATTTGGACTGCATTGAACAGACATTGTCAATGAACAACATCCTGCCCCGTGGCCGTTATGTCGAATTTGACATTGACGACTATTTAGCAGAAAACGATTTAGCAAGCGTTGCTTACGAACCGTCAGCAGAAGAACGCAGATCAGAGGAAATGGCATGATTCGCTTTACCGCAGAAATCCCGACACTGGATTTTGCAAAGTCAGAAGATGACGCGCCTGCGTCAATATCTGGAATTGCAGTTCCTTGGGCTCCCACTACCGCAGTAGTTCAGGGAGGGCAGAAAGTGGCGTTTGCTCGCGGTGCTTTCGATGTCAATCAGAAAGCCGCCAAACTCATTGAAGGACATGATCTCGGTCAGTTGCGTGGCACTGTGAACGCTCTCGCCGATTTTGAAGAGGGCTTGGGCTTTACTGCAACTTTCGCACGCACTCGCGCATCAGCCGACGCAGTAGAACTAATCCGATCGGGTGCATACGACGCCGTCAGTGTTGGCGCAGAAGTTCAGGAGTCGCATTACGACAAAGAACTGAAAGCCACCGTTGTCACCCGCGCTAATCTCGTTGAATTGTCACTGGTCGCCGTTCCAGCGTTTTCGGGCGCAGAAATACGCGATCTCGTGGCTCAGGCCGACGAACCCGACGAAGAAATCCCAACAGAAACAACCCCAACAACACCATCCGAGGAGGATGAAATGTCAGAACCCACAACTGTTGAAGCCGCAATCGCGACTCAACCGATCTATGCAACCGCCAAGCGCGAATTCAAATTGCCGTCCGTAAGCGAATACATTTCAGCATTCGTTCGTGGCGGCAGTGATTTTGCACAACTTAACGAAAACATTCGCGCCGCCGCTCCAAACGTGACCACGCCTGATTTGCCCGGTGTGATTCCGACCCCCATCATTCAAAATGTGGTGAACACGTTTGTCGGTTCACGCCCGTTGGTAGATGCAACCACGTTGCGACCCATGCCGCAGGGAGGCTCCGTTTTTATCAGACCTGTGGTCTCCGTCCATAACTCACTGGGCACTGCCACACAGAACACCACGATCACCGCGTCACAATTTGAAATCAATGACGTGCAGATCACCAAGACCA